AAAATATGAATTAATGTTATATTTCTTATTATCATTCAAATGATCTTGCACATTGGCGTCATAAACCATACTAAAAAGATCATCCATTATTTGTACCTCTGAATATCTTGATATTTGCGAATTTGATTAAGGGAACGCGGAGGCACACCGCCAAAGCGTTCCTTGTCAGTTGTCTTACGACCTTTATCAATATTACGCAAGGCTTGAGCCATTTCTTCTGGGGTAACTTTTAATTTAATCATATCATCCCGATATGTTCGCATAACATTCTGGCCACTTCGCATATCTTCATATGCGCGTTTATACATGTGTTCAATCTTATCTTTACGAATAGCCTCATTCTGTTTTGCTTCGTAGAGAGCTGTTCTTTCCTTCGACTCATTAATATCAGTAAAGGAAAGACTACGTTTCACCCATCCCTCCGGTGTTCTACGCACTGATCCCTTGTTGTCCTTACCCATCACCACATTACCCTCTTTACCGAGGTACTCCATCCCTGCTTGCCATGCGCCTGATTGTGGACCCGCTTCTTTCGCAAACTCAATCGCCTTTGATTTAGTGCGTGTTTGTGCAAGGTCCCATGCTGATTCCAGAATCTTTGCAGCTTTCTCAACAAGAGGCACCACCGTCCCATGTGGGAACACAGAACCGGGACTTAGTGAAGCCGATAAATCACTTCCTGTAAGACCACTTAATAGGCCGTGTGTAATATAGGTGCTGTGTTTGCCGAAATCATGACTAAGAATGAATTCCGTAGGATTGGAATCTACAATATCCAAACGCTTCAGAATATTGAAAATAAGGTCTAAATCTTCACGACCCATTGAACCCATTAATCCTGATAATAAGTAGTTTGTTCCGAGCAATACCATAATAGGGCCAAGTTTCCGTGCATTCCCATAATCTCGAATCCATTCAGCAGTCATACTAGTAAACTGTGAAATGAAATTATGTTTGAATCGTGTAAGAGCAGACATAGCTGTACCCACAGGACCTAACTTCTTATACATTGCAGGCATCTCAAATGGACGATAATCAGTCATAATGGAGGTGGTTAAATCACCTGCCATTTGATACCGTTTTGTGGCGTCTGTAACATGTGGTTTAAGTAGATCATTCATGGTAATAAACACATGAAGTCTACCCACTTGCTCTGTCTTCCGGATGATCCAATTCCCTGTTAATAAATTGAACGCGTTAACACCGGGGTCTTTAAGCAAATTCGTTAAGTCATAAAGCAGTGATTGGTCATAAATGTGATTCTTATTACCCCACTCAACCGCACTTTGAAGCTCGCGTGAAATCTTACCTTTTGCCACTACCCGCATAAAGTCGGTAGTGCCAGAAAATAGAGATTCCATAACATCACCACGATTAATGGCTTTACCACTGCGGGCTGCAACTGACATAAGTGATTGCACAAGGAACTGTGAAGGTTGCACAAGCTGTTGTGTAAGAAATCGGAAATTCCAACCACTGAGTAGGTTCCACGTTACATATTGACGACCGATTGCACCTAAACTACGTAGGTCTGATCCACTCATGCCGAGTCGATGTCCCATCCAATCAATAAGATTATTTTGCAGTTGGGTAAACATATTCTCTGCACCTCTGGCTTGATCGAAATACCAGCGCAGATAATCTTGAGTAACTTCTTTATCTGGCAGAATATTTTTATCCAGCAACTTATTAAAGTCTGGAGCTAGTTTTGAAAATTCACCGTATTCGTACAATTGATGTGTGTACCCTTGTAGAGCACGCATCATATCATCAGCATTTCGGACAGCATCACGAAATTCATTTCGGCCAGTAGAGCCTTCAATACCCTTCTTATTCTTCATGTGCTGATAGAAACCAGCCGTTCGACTTACTTGATTCTTTTGATATTCATCAATGATTCGGCTTAATGCTGCTGCATCAGGAGAACCTGCTTCAACTGCCCGCATAAGATCGGAGTACACCGAATAGGTATTTGCGGTTCCATCACGACCTTGACCACGACTTTTTTCTTGGACCTTTGAGATTTCGTATGTCCCGTCAGGATATTTCTCCATTAATAGTTTACGAAAACCATTAACTTCTTTTAAGCTATTAGAGGCGTAGAAACCAACAATATTTCGTGCACCTGAGTCTGTAGGTTTGGATACTGTGACATAAAAATCCCCTACGAATTTTGCAGGGAAATAGCCCGGTCGTTTTGTAAGAGGTTTATATCCTTGAGCAACACGAATTGCATTACCGTAGTCCCACATCATATCAAGAGCTGTACGCACTTGCTGATAGAACTGTGCTGCTTCTTTCGAGTAACCACCTGCCCGCAGATCATCCTCGGTCAGATTTTTAATACCTTCATTCTCGATTACTAGACGACCCCACTCCGCCCGCACTTCCTTGGAGAGCTTATTCCATTGAGGAACAAGTCCTGTTTCTTCATTGTATAGATGTTCTGCTACCTGACGACCAATATTTTGAATTGTAAGGCGCACCTTGGCACCACCCCATTTAATCATTGGGGAATTAAATACCCGTCCCGCGAAATGTGGGCCTGATAGGGCGTGAAGTCCTAATTGCGTTGTAAGATATTTAGGAAGATTATCCGCAGGAAGGTCTGATGATGCTTTGAACTTCTCAGCCACTTGGTCAAAAGGTAATTGAGCATCTTTATAATCTTCAAGAACATTATCTAAGCCGGGGATATCTTTAGCAGCTTCTAAGCCGGGGTTCTCAGAAACTTGGGCTTCTTTAAGCTGTTTCTGGTACTCCTTATACATCTGTTTAGCATTGCGCTTAAGGGGTTCAGGGAGGCTATCCTTGAATGCCTTATATTCTGGATCACCACCTTTAAGGGCACCCGCTTGTTTCTTGCCGGGTCCTACAAATGGATCATTGGGTGATCGGCTAAGAATTGGACGACCTGTAATTGGATCAGTTTCTTTATCTTTAAATGAATCCCACATTTTAGCACCAGCCGGAGAGCGTGTGACTGAGGCTCTGATATCATTGCCCAGTTCTCTGGCGAATGTGTAAAGTTCCTTGGCAATACCACCACCCCGGAAACTTTCTTCTGTCCAAACCCACTCGGGCTCTAAATACGCCCCATGACGACGCAATTCTAGAATACCTAAAGGTTGACCTGTTTCTTTATGTTCAGCTACAAGCCGGAGCATTGGGCCTCTAGTCGCCCAATTATGTTCTCGTAGATCACCTTCAAATGTAGTACGGCGATCTACAGTATTGTCTCGTACGTATTGTTGTACTTTGGACGGTAATTTATTAAGGTCTTTTTCAGTAAAAGCTGTTAGTTTAAGACGGTCACTCACAATCTTGAGCGCATTAAATCCATCACGAAGTGCTTCTAGATTAATGGCTCCTACTTGACCCTTACCGGGACCTGATGCGAACTTGTCGCCTGTCTTATTAATGGCACGTTCAACAGCTAATTGTAATGGCTCAGAGTATAGTTCAAATGAAGATGGTGAATGTTGACCCCAATCAGATACTTTCGTAGGAACACCCAAATCAGGTCGTCCAGATTTTTCGATTGGCAATTGTGTTTCTTCAAGTCCTGTACGGCTTGACTCATAAAATGGACGATTAAGACCGTGTGCTTCTTCAGCATTGCGAATACCGAATTGGCGCATATATTTAGCGAATGCATCTTGAATCGCTGGCAATTCTTCTGGAGTCGCTCTTTCAGCCCTACGACGGAAATTATCAATCTGGAGCTTTACACCGGGGTCCTGAAGAACCTCTTGACGTAATGGGAAATCAACCGCATCTCGTCCACCAAATTCAAATGATTCAGGTCCGGGAGGACCTTCGATTGGAGTCTTGCGACGACCAAAGTTAGGATCAGATAAACCAGCATATGCGAGTTCTTGATTATAATCTCCCAGTCCTTTAACTTTTTCAATTGGAAGATATTCAATAACAGGTTCAGACGGTGCTGCTGGTTGTGTAGCTTGAGGTTGAGTTTTCTCTTGTACTTTGCGTTTAATATATTCTTGTTCAAGTGCAGACAAAGGTTTTGCGCCAGCTTTTCCAATTTGATGAGCACCAAGTACATTAAGCATAAAGTCGGAGGCACCTTCACCAAAGGTGCGGCGCTGCGCTTGTCCTTCTAGAACAGTTGGATCAAGATTGTCAGGATTTAAATATGATCCTTCAAGAACTTTACCTGCACCCTCGATAACATGACGAAATCCTTCTTGGGCAAGTTTAGATTCAAGTTGACCATAATTAGTACGAGGCTCGTAGGTCAGGGCTTTGCCCGTTTTGTGGCCTTCTTCAATAGCTTTGTCCATGCCTTGGAATGGGGCACGAAGTCCTGTCTCTAGTCCCCTAGCAATCGTACCACCTAATCCGGTAATACCTTGGACACCTGTCTCGATAGCTCCAACCGCAGCTTCACCTGCCCGAGTCCACGGCATCTGACGAGAGTTATTAATATCTTCTGCAACCTGTTCTATTGAACGATCCGCCCCAAATCCATTATCACTGTTGCCGGGAAAAGGTAAGAATGACCCTTTATCAGCCTCTTCAGTAGCAGGATTGGGTACATTAGGATCAGCATCAAGATATTGAATATTACTTTTAGGTTTTTCGTCAATATACGTAATTGTCATTATTTAATTATCGCTCGGCGTCCATTAATAATCACAGCACCTTTACGACCAGAAGCTTGTGCTTCGGCCTCACTATTGTATTTTGGAGCAGTTTCCCAATTAACTCGACTTGGGTCAGTTTCACCACCGCCACCCGGAGGAGGTGCAGGTGGAGGATTTGGCCAACCAACTTGACCACCTTGTAAGAATTGATAAGGAAGCATTTGACCAGCACCTTTTGACATTGCAATTGATTGGATAGCTTGCATGGCCGTGCTCCATGTTTCTCTTTCTTGAGGAGTAAGTGGCGTAGTTGCAGATTTAGCTGCAAGACCTGCCACAATATTCTCAAGTTTTTGCATGTGTTGTCTCTGTTCAGTACTGAGATTAGCACGCCAATTGGCGGCATCCGCAGCAATACGAGCACCTTGAAGATGTGAATCACGATTGATATCCGCAACTCCAATTGCCCCCGCATTCTTCTCCTTTTCAAGTGCCAACTTTTGTTCTTGGTCAACTGAATGAATCAAACTGTTACGAACTGATTTTAATAAATTTGAACTCGCACCGGGTACATATTCCCGAGGTAAATTTAAACCAGTTTCATTACGAATTTTATCCCAAGCCATTTGTGCGTGCATAGGACTTTGACTTTCTGCATATTCTAAGAATGGGGTTTGTCTGTCTAAATACTCAAGAGCTGCTTGAGTTTGTCCAGTTCGGTTTTTTGCCTGTGTTAATGAATTAGTAGACAGTTGTGTTGAAACATCAGAATCAAGCGTACGCATATCCCGCTCGCCTTTAGCTCGCTCTGATTTTGCTCGACCCACTTCACCTTGCACTAAATCCGGAACAAATGGTCCCTTGGCTTGCGCCATTTGGCGTTCGAGATTTGACTTCGCCAGTTCACCCGGAGTCATTCCTTGGTATCGTTCCAACTCAGCTTGATGTTGTTGATTCCGTGTAAACATATCTTGGAGACTTTGAATCTCCGACTGTTGTTTCATGAAATCTGCATCGGCCTCAAGAAGTCCTGTTAAGGGACCATAGGGCCTAGTTGGAAATTGTCCACCACCATTAAATGGTACGTAGTCAGCCATGTGTTATTATCCGATTAATGATTGAAATAATTCTGGTAAATACCCTTGATTACGTCTAATACCTTCCCAAAATGCTTGATTACCTTGATTTCGCATATTGTAAATATTTGGTAATAGATTTGATGCAAGATACGCTTGAGCAGATTGCGGATTAAAGTCCATGCCAGAAGCTTTAGCAATTTGTCCAAATAGTGCATCATCCCATGATTTAGCATTTTGTCCAACGACATTAGCCATAAGGGAATCACCATATCCTGATTTTAGATCACCCGTATGGGCATTCCGGCGTTTGGCCGCTTCCGACACATAATTTTGTGCAGCTTGGAAGCCGGGCATTCCTTTGACCATTTCATAACGCTTAGCAGGATCAGTGAGATATTGTTGTGCCATTTGGTAGAAATTAGAATGAGGAAATCCACCCTGTGAAAACTGACTAAAGGCATTTTTCATATCCTTAGCATTACTTTGATTTTGAATCATTTGCATCAACCCACTAAACAGAGATAATGGATCTTTTCGATTGGCAAATTTGCTCGAAAGTTGCTCTAAGAAACTTGGCTGTGAGCCGAAAGAACCTGCGTTAGTAGGATTCGGAGTTTGATATGTATTATATGCATCAGGCTGTAAATCCCACGGATCACGGAACATTTCAGAATTATTCAGACCAGATTGTGGATTTAATCCCATACCTTGTTCAATATTTGAAGGTGTCATATTACCACCTACTCCATTTTGAATTGCATTTGAAACAGTGTCAAGTGGTGCATTACTAAATAAACCACCTAAAGGATCAGTGCCTCCACCAAACCCACCCATCCCGGTCGCACTTCCTGACATACCACCCGCTGCACCTTGAGGCAGATCAGTATTAATACCTAATTCACCTAGTCCGGGAGTAACACCCGATGCGGCGGTTTGCCATGTACCAACATCACCCAGAGTTGGTGCTGCTAATTCATTGGCAAGCATCGCTCCTCCGCCGCCTGCGGCAGCCGCTTGCCATGCACTCATGTCCGCAAGAGTTGGAGCAGCTAATTCATTCGCTAAAAGACTTGAACCACCCGCCATAGTTCCTGCTCCCGCTGCTGTTCCACCAAATGCGCCAGCAGCCCCAGCACCACCAATTAATGAAATAAGTAGTGGACTATATTGTTCCATAAATTTATCAAAACCATGACTGCCCCAATCTTCGGTTGCAGTAACATTTTGATAATAATTTTTAAGTTGGTCGCCGTATTGTCGAAGTGATGGATCAAGAAATGAATAATCTCCACCATTAAGAATTTCAGATGGGAGTACATTCATTGGCCCGCCGGGTAAAAAGGTCGAAGGCCCATCTCCCGAAGAATAACTGCCGGGTGATGTGCCGAAACTACCACCATCTAGTCGATAAATACCACGAGCATCATTTCCAATTTGAATACCATTTGGTAGAGTAAGAGGTCCGAGAGGAGAAGCGGGCATAATTAAGCAATCCTTATAGCTGTTAATGTACTGTCTTTTGAATTACCACTTGCATTAAAATTAATTTTACCTGTTGTAGCTGTAGTATCTTGAACTGAAATTCGAATATTTCCGGCGGGTGATGCAATATAACCTGAAATTGAAATCGACATTGAACTAGCAGATGGGGTGACATGCCGTGCACTCGCAATTACTGTTGTACCATCCCAAAGTTTCACATTAAATGCCGCAGCTCCGGCAGTGTCATTAATACAAATTGTACCACTGGCAAACCATGTGCCACTTGTACCTTGAGCAACTGTAGGTCCTGTAAAATAGTTGGCAGTATTATTAAGTGCCACATCTGCCCCCAGAGAATTTGTAATTGGTGACATCCCTGTTGCAATTCTAGATTGTTGGGCAGATGTTAAATGGTAGTACTCACCACTTGTTCCACCTTGAATGCTCTGTAAATTATTATGGTCCCGTGTTGCGATATCCGTAATATTAGAACCAGTTGTGTCAATCGAGTCCCAAGGAATAGCCCCAGTTGATGTATACAAATTCGTTAATAATGTGTACCATTGTTCCCATGCAAAACTACCGGGTGGCTCACCAATTGGGGCAGGTGGTAATGAACCGGGCATTAATGTACTCCTTCCGACAATTCTAATTCTAAGGCTTCTGCACGAAACGGATTATTTGACTCATGCTTAATTCTATAAGCACGTCGTCTAAAAATACCGCCAGCTTTTGTAAATGCTCGTTTCGTTAAATCAAGTGTTCTGGCTGTCTTCCAATTTTGATAGTCATCATCAGACCATTCAATAGTTGCTGTGCCAGCACTTTCTGCGTCACATACAAGTTCGGCACGAAATTGGCGCTTTTGTTTATTATTGCCGTTGTCAACACGTGTAGTTATAATCCAAGCTTTAATAACACCAGCATCATCTTGATATAGAGTTGGATCAAGTTTGTAAATTTTTCCATCGCTGTTATGTAGTGCCATTACAGTATTATTGGCACCTTGTGTCCAGTGTGCAAAAGGCATAACAGCATGATTTCCGGCACTTACAATCGACCACTCAGACCAAATTTTCTCTTCGATGTCATAAACAAGTGTTCGTGCGCTTAAATTCAGAACATACAATGAGTGACCTTTATGCCGGATTAAATTACCAGTGCAAGATGATAAATTACTACCTTCACCATAAAGAATCTTATCTTGGAATTCCGTACTAATTTTCGAAGGTGTAAGTCCATCAAACATCCAAACAGATGGTTCACCATCATTTGATTGTCCAACAAAGACAATCTTCCGATCTGTTTGGGCTAGGCTGTCCCTAGCTGCCAAACCCACTCGAATTGCAATAGACTCATTTCGTCGAAGTGGGGAACCTGACGCATTCTCATTGTCGTAAAAGAATTCACAACTGAAGGTGCCCAATGCACCAATATAGTTGACCTGACGTACAAGGGCTACTAGATTGTCTGGATACATCTCGGCACTAATAAAATTAGCGGCTGTCCATGCTGTAGGAGCATCAACATCCGAGTTATAAATCTCATCAGTACCTGATTTAATCACAAATACATATCCATCTAAGGATACTGGAGTAATAGGTGAGGCTGGTAAATCAGCATCTGTAATATCCGTTACTGAGTCTGCCAAACTAATAGTATATAAATCAGTGCCGTCACCAATCAGTAAAACATCTGAAGAACCCGTGGCTTCATGAAACCAGCATGTTCCCGTCGAGGTCGCCAAAGTTTGAATACTCGTAGTATTGGAATATAGTACATTGTCGATCACTGAATATGTTTTACCTGTTCGTGCCCAATAGTAAATTCCCCGTCCAACCCCCCCACCCGCGTCAACTGTTGTAGTGGCTGTTAAAGCACCTCGTTTCGAACAATATACAGTTTTTGTATTTGTCAATTTGTTTTCAATAACATCGAAAATTAAGTTATAGAATAATTGATCTTTGCTCGCAGAGGCTAGACGATTAGTTGGATTCCCAAATAGCGGAATACGATAAGTCTGATAATCATCTTTTTGTTTAGTCGTTGTTGCCATTATCTCTTATCGGGTTGAATATACATTGACCCTTCTTCAGGCTCATTCTGTTGTGCCAGATCAAGTGCATCTTTGGCACGTGATCTAAGTTCAATTCTATCTTGTGTTGGTAGCCCATATGGTCCCATTAAACGTACAGCGAGGTTTAAACAGAGGGCATCGTACCACTCTGGCGGGAAGTCGGGCTCATCGATGCTGGCATCAAAATCTTCAAATGGTCGTTGAAAGATAATCGTAATAATTTTCTTACCATTTTCAAATTGTGGAAATAAATATAAAGTACCATTTCCTAATTGTGGGTCATAGACTACTTGATTAGGAGTTCCAGTTGCTGTTTTATCTCCAAGAAGATCATATTCATTCTTTGTAACAACATCAATAAATTGATCTGTGCTTGTAACTTGATCGTGAACAAATGCATCAATAACACGAAGTGGACGCTGTAACTTAGTTTGATAACAATATACATAATTGCCATCACTTGCATCATCAGTTAAGACTGCTGTTAATGTAACAGTAGTCCCTGATGGTACTCCATTAACTGTAGTCCAATGCATATCTCCACTGTCCAGTTCTACACCGATATAATACGTATTTGCAATTCCGGTTGCTGAATCAACTACAATAGTACTCGCACCAGAAGCAGCATCAGCGGAGAGTGTTGTTTGTACATAACTTAAAGTCGCATGTCCACCTGTGGGACCAAGATCAATTGATGATACCCCCGTAGTAGGTAGAATATAGCCCGTCTTTCGTGCCCATAAGGCAGGGCCATACGCGCCCCACGCCTTGACCATTGAGTTTAATCTACGGGCAGCATGGGTTGTTTGTGCTGTTGAAGCAGTGTCTTCGGGGCCGATTGCACCACACTCAATGAATGCGTCATTGAGAATGTCATCCCGAGAAACGGAGAAATTAACGGAACCGGAAGTAGGCATTATTTGTTCTTAAAGTAATTATAAATTTGTAGTCCTGTCCAGATAATTGAAAGTAAGGCAGCAATTGGTGGTAGCCATTGAACTACAGTTGCAACTGCAATTCCAAAACTCAATCCATCCAGAGTATGTTTAATTGTATCCATTTTATGATATCTGAATCCACTCAAGATGACTGCCTGCCAGGATTTTCGAGTCTTCCGCAACAGCGGAGTTTTGCGACCATTGAAGCTGCACGGTTCCGGCGTTGGCCCCGTTCTGAACCATCCCCTGAATGGTGAGCACTTGGTACGTACCTACCCCCGAAGCAGTAAAAAACAACGGAGTGGAAAACGCATTGGCAGCCGTTGGGGAGCCCGTGACAGAAGCACCTCCACCGCCCGCCGCAAATACACCGTAAAAAACTTTAGTGGGAGATGCAGGCCCTGTGAACTGCATCTTGAAGTCGGGAGAGTTGGACGGGCTATCAAAGTAGAGCGTCGCCCGCCATGCGTACTTCGTATTGGCGCTCACAGAGAACGACAGATGATCGTCGTTCTGCATAACGTTGCTATTGTTAACGGTTTCGTCAGCCGTCTTTTTTACTGTTTGCCATCCACTAATTGCTGGATCAGCCCATAGTGGATTTGCGCCAGCGCCTTGTGTTTTTAAGAAAAAACCAGATGTTCCTGCTGCAAGATTTATCCATGCGGAACCATTATAATAGAGTACATCACCCTGCGCCGGAGTTAATGCAGCAATGGCACTTAAATCTGTATCAAAAGCCTGCACATCACTGCCAATGGCAAGCCCTAATGTAGTACGCATTGCAGATACAGAAGTATCATCAAGTAATGTCCGTGCAGTTGAAGTTAAATCAGTAACTGATGCAGTTCCACTCCCTGTGAAATATGGAACCTTGTCGGCCGCGCTTGTGACACCAGCTAATGCAGCTAACTCAGCATCATATGCTTGTACATTAGTTCCAATTACTAAACCAAGATTGGATCGAGCATTGGCAGCATTACTAGCACCTGTACCGCCGTCGGCAATTGCTAAATCAGTAGTTAACGCAAGTTGGCTAATAGTAACTGATGATGCACTTTTTGGTGTAATTGTATCAGTGTTAATTGTATCTACAATTAAAGTACTCATTTATCGAATCTCCAAAGAACAACGCACTGTAATTGTAATTCCAGTTGGCACTGTTACAATACCACCCGGAGAAATAATTACACTATCAATTTGTAAATCAGTAGTAGCCAATTCAATATAAGTGCGATTTCGAAAAATTGGTGTAACTAAACTACAATCTATATCGGGAACTGTAATATACACATCAGTTGGGCGATCTCGGACAAACTCTACCGAGGTGTCATCTTTAACAGCCCGCTGGAAATCAAGAGGATGTCTGGTTTCAAAACATCCTGGTTTAATAGAGGGACTGCATACATATAGGCCATCCCACGTTCGTACAACTTGGGAAGCGTATCGTTTAAAGCCACACCGATCACAGGCGACTAACCACTCACCAAGTTTGAATTCCATTAGTCCTTCTTACGAAGATAAAGAACCATGTCCATTTTATCACCAGCCGTATGTCCCACAGTCGTAGCTACGATATCACCCGTACCGCCTGTGGAAGCAGGATCAACGAAACCTTGATATTTGCTACCTTCGGCAAAATCATATTCACCTGCATTTGAATTTGTGCCACCAAGGGTACAAATTAGATCATCTGTGTTATGATCGAATTCAAGAATAACTTGCATTCCATCACCATTCCACTCAATCTCTTCGATTACAAGTTTGGAAGGCTCTAGACCATTTGGCCCAGTAAATGTACTTTTGTCAACTAAGACTGCATCCGTTGAGCCTGTGCCATCTGATTGAATTGATGCACGCACTACCAGACGCTTCTTCGTTTCCATTAAGGTTTTACTAGCAACTGTATCAGCCATATTTTACCTTAGAGAAAGGATAGGGGGCCGAAGCCCCCAATCTCATTACGCGTCTGTTGACGCAGTTTTGTTAATAATCATACCAGCTTCACCAGCTAGGTTAACGACACGAATACCATTACCAACTAGACCAGCAACAGTACCACCACCATCATAGGTAAATGTTGCACCTGTGATTGCTTCAGTAATGTTAGCTGCGTTCGAAGAGGCACTGAGTAACTCAATAAAGAGTTCAGGTCCCATCGTACCAGTTGATGCTGTAATTGTATCGACAATTCCAAGTGGAGTTGCGCTGTTTAGAGCATTTCGGATTTTACCCCGACGCACACGCAGGCGCGTAGTAGCTGTAGTACGTACATCAATACCTGCAACTGAGAAGTTACCGCTGATATCAAAATCTTCGATAACAATGTCAGTTCCACCGACCAGTGCAATTGCAGCACCACCACCAGCAGCGGTATCACCCGTATACTGGAAATCATGAATTTTCATGCGATCGGCCGAGGCAGTTGTAAGTACGCCAAGTACCATTTGGCCTGTTACATCCCTGATTTCACAGTTACTAAGGGCCACATCAGCAGCACTGACAGTTACCATTGAAACAACGGCGTCAATACCACCTGTGAACAGTAGATTGTGAACTAAGACGTTTGCGGCTGAGATTGGAAACACAGAAGCAGTTGCATTGGCATTGAAGGTAGGACGCATTGAACCGCGACCAAGACCAACAATAGCAATACCTGCCACATCCACCGCTACCGAAGTAGCAGTTAAGGTTTCGACGTGACCGGGTTTAATAAAGATGATGTCACCTTTATTAGCACGGCATTGACCAATTGCATAGTCAAGGGTAGCAAAAGGTGCATCAAATGTACCTTTATTACCATCAGAACCTGTACGATACGTGTCGCCAGAACCAGCAGTTGAATTATCAACCCAGAAGACTTTACCGGGGTGAGTCTGAATTAGAGGAACTCCCCTAATCATTACACCAGCAGCAAAACCACCGGGATATGAACTCATTGGCATATATTCTCCCTTATAAAAGGAAATGCCGGGGGGATTGCCGCCCCCCGGACAAATTATTGCTTAGGCTCCTTGCGAAGCGTAAAGAGCACGTGGGTTGGCCCAACCAAATGAACCTCTCCAATGTGCCATATAGCGAGCGTTTCGAGTATCGAAATCGTTTTCGCTGTTGAAGCTAACGCCTTCACGTTCAAAGTGAATTAGGCCATCGTCTGCATCGGTTTGAATAAACCAAGCATCAGAGTCCGCATCCACCCAGTGAGCAACCATAACGCCCATTGGGAAACGTGACCGCACTAGATTGACAGTGTTATTCACAGTGCCAACTTCGTATTCGGTCTTCATGATCTTGTTAGCATCGAAGTCGAGGTCAACAGGAACGATTAGTTTCTGGGCCTTAACTGCGATCTTTTTACCACGATCATCAACGTATTTACCAAGGTCGATAATTGCTTGTTCAAGAGCTGCTTCAGAAATATCAACATAGGTAGATGGACGATTTGACCAAGTACCACCGCTGACGTTCGGGTGCGCGTTGCTAATGAGTTCTACGCCGTCTCCACCAGTGTAGTTAGAGTTAAATGCACGATTGTACACTTGACCCGCAAGCACTTCTGGAAGATGTCGGAATGAGCGGGATAGTTTTCGTACCTTCGCTTTTCCAACAACGTCGTATTGGTCATCGGCGACCATGTTCGCAGTAATGACAATACCAAGGGTATAATCAGCATGCGTAAAGCGGCTGACGAAACCTTGTTGGAAGCTGTCATAAGTAACTGCGGCACCTTCACCAGTCTGTTGAGGCAGACCGATTTCAGACATACCAACCAGTTCTTCCCAAGCCCGACGGGACTTACGAACTTCGAACAGTTTAGTATATTCTACATCAAAATCTTTTTTGGCCTCTTCAAACCATTTATTTACACCCGGCCACAGGGCTTTTGCAAAATTACCAGTATTAATTGGACCCATTTGTTATCTCCCTATGGATTATACACCAGTGGTTGACTTAAGCTCGTGCTCGTTAATCACAACGAGAAGCTTAGCGTACGAACCAATGACGTTTCCGGGCTTCTTCACATAACCGAGCAGACGGAGCTGCGCAGTTGATGTACCTGAAGCATCCGAACTATCGAGCATTACTTTCGAGCGTCCGGTAACAGTTGAACCCGCTGTGTAAGCGATATCGAAGTTGTTGCCAACTTGAGTAGCTGCCACATCGTTACCAACTGAATCTTCCTGAACTTCAAAAATGACGTCAGGCTGGTCACACACGAGCGCGATACGGTTAGTAGACGCGACGCGATGTAGAGTTTCTAGGTTTGTTTGCACAGGGAGGAAACCCACTACGACTCCCCTTAATGTATCACCCGCAGCAGCCACAGCAATGGTAGCCATACCTTCAACATCAATACCATTAACCGTTACACCCGCTGCACCAGCAGTACCGCCCGATTTCACCGGATCACCGACATAGATGGCGGTGCCATCACCAGACGGAACGAGATACATTGTTACTTTACCATTCCACGCACCACCGTGCAGATGTTGCACAGGGCGCAGTCCAAATGGGGCATTTGTATTAGTTGCCACTTATATCTCCAAAATATATGGGAATTATAATGTCAAGCAATGCTTCAGAATTACTTTTTGTGACGAGTACTCTTGATGACGAGTTTGCCGCCAACCGCAGATTCTTTCGAACCTGGAATGACACCACGCTCAACATCCATTTGCATCGCCTCTTCTAAAGCGTCGACTTTGGCCTGTTTAAATGCTTGATCTTCTTCCCACCATTCACGGCGTTGGCGCATCAAAACAAGAGTGATGCCACTTCCGCCCGGTCGGGTTACTGCCGATCCTAATTTTTGTTTGGTACGTCGGTCAACTGTAGGTTCACCGAGTTCCACATCTTTATCTTGTACCACCTCGTAGCCTAGCTCTTGTAGATGTTCTACACGGCCCGGACGCGCAGGATTGTCCGCCGCCAATCTATAAACATAGTTGGGGTCTTGGTTAAGTACTGATAAAAAGTCTCGTAAGCCTTCTGCGGCTGTACGTCGTCTGCTAGGTTTTGTTTCGCTTGTATTCATTATTTAATCCTCGTCTTTTTTAATTCTGCTTTATATTCATTTTCCGTCATTTCGCCACTAGATACTAGTTGGCGCATGATATCTCGTTCTAGATCGCTCAATTCAATATCAGTCGCTTGTGGACCTTTACGACCTTGAGTACGATCTACACCCTGTACTGCCGATGGGGCAGCTCTTTTGCCGCCAAAGCGATCAGGATAACGTCGTTTAATCTCTTTTTCCACATGCT